CTGCGGGTAAAGATGGCGTGGTAAAGATAGCGACTAACCGATGTTATGCGGGGGTTGGAACAGGTAAACCGATATGTAAATTAGACACAAATGGCAGCCGCGCAACTTCTATTACGAAGAAAACAGCTGATTATACTATTGTAAACGGTGATAGCACTATAATCGCTGACCCTGCCGCTAATATGACCATAACATTACCTCCTGCGGCAGACTGTTTTAATACAGTTGCCAGCACGGGTATTATCTTTACTATTAAGCGTGTTTCTGGTATTAGTTGGTATATAGTAACCGTAGCTGCCGCAAGCGGTGAGTTGATTGATTCTACGGCATCAATCAACATATCAACCGGTGATGCTATTGATGTACAGAGTGACGGTACTGAATGGTACGTAATTAGATTATAATTAACTTAAATATATTAACAACATGATACGAATAAAAGAAAAGAAAACTACGATGCATGGAATTACATTACCCGCGATTGTCTTACGTAATAAATTCGACACTAAATACGGTGAAATTGCAGAAAATGGCGAGTTAAAAATGTGGTTTAATTATCAGGCATTTACCGAAGAAGCATTTACCAAAGAGGGGTTGCGTGCACCACAAATTACATTAGATGGAATTAAACAAGGTACATTAATCACTATTGATATTACTATTGATATACAATGTACTAATTTTCTTGATGTCATCAAATATTTGAACAAACTATTTGTCAATTACTTGATAGAGACGTTGAATATCACGGAACAAGACATAGAAATTCTTTAATTTATAAACACAAATACAATGGACATAATTAAAATTATCACTACAATCTTAGCCGTTGTTACGGTAGGATTCACGATTTATAAATATTTAAAATCGGAAAAAGAAAAACGCGAGGAATTTAACAATGCGCAAACGGTATTCAAGAATATGATAACCGAAGGACAAACTAAATTAGCCACATTAGTACAAGAAGGGCAGCAAGTCATGGAAGAACGTATAGAGAACCTATACGATACGGTAGAATCTATCAGAATGTACAATGAGCAACAAACAGTACAGAAGAAGCATGAATTATTCGTTGCACGGTTACCTGCGGTCTTCCTCAACCACTTAAACCGTATCACGAAAGAAACGTCTCCTGACTTGCAGCGGAGGCTCCGACAGGCACTAATGAGAGTGACCCCACTGTTAATACCTATATTGGAATTTAATTTTCTTGACTATAATGCAGAATTGCTAAATACACAGATTGTCGATATTGCCAAAGAAACTAAATTATTACTATTGAATGATAATGAACGCGGGCATCCGGAATTAGAGCAGTTGCAAACAAAATTGAAACAGCATTTCGTCACGCTCTCTATACGGTTGGCAGAGTTACCAACCGAAAATTCAAATAAAACAATCGGTGCACGTTTCCGTGACACTATTTTAAAATTCATAGAAAATGTAGTTCTTGATACAACATTACATTTTAGTCCAGATAACACAAAGAATATACGTAGGTAACACGTTAATTCTTAACAAGTTGCATGTTTTTAAATTTTTTTTTTAAAGAAACATTAAAAAAAATTTGCAAACAAATATATATACATTTATATTTGTGCTAAATTATTTTTAATATCAATACATGCAAGCCGCGAAATCCCGCGTGCCGCTGCAAATGGGTAACAATTATCATGGACACAAATCCAATAGTAACACTATCAGAAATTTGTCAAAAACGTTTTGGAAGAAATATCGAAACAAAAGTACTTGACAAAGTAGGTGCTGACCATTCGCCAACTGTTACGGTTTCTATAACATTACCAAATGGTAATGTTTACCGCGCGGCTGGTGGTAACAAACGCATCGCGAAAAGAAAAGCGGCAGAAGAAGCATTAGAAACTGAGAATTTCTAACCAATTACACACAAAAAGCGCAGCCAATCGGTTGCGTTTTTTATTTCTCCCATAAATACAAAATATGAAACGTAATCGCGTACCCGCACGTATATATTCGTGTGTAACAACACAGCATGAATTTTTCCACATGTTACATGAATATAATAAACATATCGTAGGCAACTACAAAATGCCTATGCATTTAGAAATATATATTTCTGAGCAGGAATTTCTAAATATTAATGAGTACACTACCCGCGCACTTACTCATGTTGTTGAACATTGGCAACGTGCCAGTGCTAACAAACGGATTCGCCGCATAATGCACCATATAAATAAGACAAATGAAAGCTAAATTTATAACGCATAAAAACAAGCGTTATATAGCTCTTGTTTTTGATTATTCTATGTACTCACGTGTAAAATATTTGGAAGGTTTCCGTTATTTTAATCGTGATTCCATTGCATGGGTGAGTATTACTTATAATAATGTATCTGCATTAATTATTATACGTTGTACCCTATCCTCCGAAATGCGCAAGTGGTATAGACGTAAGACTATGTATTATAAGATTAACAAAATTACTGATTTTGTTAATCAGAATAAGTTATTTGGTTATCAGATAAGTGGTGTACGGTTTATGCAACGTATGCATGGCAACGTGCTCATCGCAGACGAAATGGGCTTAGGGAAGACGGTACAAGCAATTCTATACAGTCGCTTGGTGAATGCAAAACAAACTATCATTGTTTGTCCCGCAAGCCTGAAACTAAATTGGAAGCGTGAAATTCAAAAATGGACGAGGAACCAGAGTACTATCATACTATCAGGAAAGGGTACCCCCTTCTTATTACAGTATAATTACTATATAATTAATTATGACATACTACAGAATTGGCAATCATACTTATCTGATTTACAGCCAGATATATTAATTGTAGATGAAATTCACTACGTCAAGAATGCAAGTACACGTAGAAGCAAGTACTTGAAGAAATTAGCCGGCGACATAAATTCTGTTATAGGTTTATCAGGTACACCGATAGAAAATTCACCAAAAGAATTATATAATATCATAAATATAATTCGCCCTGACCTATTTGTTAATCGTTTAAAGTACTTAAAACGGTACTGTGGTCGCGGCGGGTTCTATGGCTTTAAAGAAGCCACCAATACGGAAGAATTACATCAAATATTACGGTATTCCCTTATGATTAGGCGCAATAAAACTGACGTATTAACAGAACTACCAGATAAATTATACACAACCATCCCGCTACCTATAACAACAAGACGGCAATATGATTTATGTTTGTATAACATACATAAGTATTTAACCGAAAAGGTATTACAGGAAGTAGAAATAGCAAAACTCGCCGCACTGTCAGCTAATGATGTGCAATACCTAACCGAAGATGCAGCAGCAATAAGTCAGAAAATATTTGATGCTGAAGAAAAACAAAACCCACTCACACGTTTAGAAATGCTAAAACAGATAGCAGTTGAAGGTAAGATGACATCGGTTATACAATGGATTGAAAACTTCTTACAATCTGGCAATAAATTAGTGGTGTTTTGTGAGCATGTGAACACTATCCAAATTCTACAAGAAAAATTTATTAAAAATTCAGTGGTCATATATGGTGCTATATCAATCGCGAAACGAGACGAGGCAGTACAGAAATTCCAAACTAAAAAGCATATTAATTTATTTATAGGTAACAAAGCCGCCGAAGTTGGTCTAACATTAACCGCTGCAAGTTCAGTCGCTATGATAGAGTTTCCCTGGACGCCAGGAGCGGTACAACAACGGATAGACAGGGTGCACCGCATCGGACAGCGCAATACGGTAAATGTTTACTACTTAGTTGCGGAAAATACTATAGAAGAACGCATAATTAGTATTTTGTCGCAAAAATTACAAATGATTAGTGCCGTTGTAGATGGTAGGTTTGCGGGTGAAGTTAATAACAATATATTTCTACAAATTTTAAAAGAATTAAAATAATGGAAAGACTTTATAATCAGTATGGTATCACCTATGTTACTGAGGGTCATAAACATTCCCGCGAAGGTTGGGTAAATACAGTATGCCCTTATTGTACTGGCAACCCCGGATACCATTTAGGTTATTCTTTGACTGCAAATACCTATGTATGCTGGCGATGTGGTAAACATAAACCGGTGGAAACACTTGCTATTCTACTACATGTACCGAAACAAATTGCGTACACATTATATAATAATGTACGTAGCACGCGAAAAGCCCTTACACGCAAGGATATACATTATGCTGACGAATTAACAGTACCAACTAACCTTACTGTTTTGCAAACACAGCATAAAAAATACTTACAGGCGCGTGAATTTGATGCAGATATGTTAGAAGAGACATGGGGGTTACGTGGTGCGGGTGTGTTCAATTTACTCGGGAATATAAATTACAAACATAGAATAATAATACCATATCATGTTCACGGTGTACCAGTATCATTTGATTCTCGCGATATTACTGACAAGTCTCCCTATAAGTATATGGCTTGTCCACTTGAAAAGGAAGTAGTGCCGCATAAGAATATACTATATGGCAAACAGGCAGATTGGCTCGACATAGGTTTCTGCGTGGAAGGTACTACCGATGTATGGCGACTTGGGACGGTGGCGTGTGCAACTTCAGGTATTAAATTTACGAAGAAACAGGTACGTGAATTAGCTCAGAACTTCAAGAAGGTAGTCACTATATATGACCCTGAGAAACAAGCGCAGAAAGCCGCTTATGCGCTAAGAAAAGAGTTAGAATTTCGTGGGGTTGTCACTGATAACATAATACTACCAACCGACCCCGCTGACTTACCACAACATGTGGCTGATAAATTAATAGAGAATTTAATCAATAAATATTATAAAGTATGGTAGATTTGTTTCAACAGCAAAGTTTCTGGATAGTTTATAAGCCCTTTCTGCGTGAAATGGGTATTGATGCTGCGTTGTATTTTTCCGAAGTAATGACGAAGTACAAATACTTTGCAGAGCGTGATTTATTACAGGATGGGTTCTTTTATTTGAGCACGGAGAACATTGAACAGGAGCTCACGTTGAGTCCACGTAAACAAAAAATAATTCGTGATAAATTAGTAAAGTTGGCTTTACTTAAGACTACAAAGAAGGGTGTTCCTCCACGCATATATTTCAAACCAAACCATGAGGGAATAGCTGAGTTCAGTCAATTGTGCAAAAAACGCATAATTAAAACTGCAAAAAACGCACAATTAAAACTGCAAAAAACGCATAATCAAAACTGCAAAAATCGCCATAATATATATAATAATAACAAATATAATAATAACAAAGAAATAATAACAAAACTTTTTCGTGCAGATGTGGATAAATCTATGCAAATCACAAATAGTCAATTTCCACTATTTTGGCAAATTTATCCAAACAAAGGCTCCAAAGGTAAGGCAGTAAGTGCTTGGGAAAAAGTTTGCAAATTACCAAAAAACAAGAAACCCACTTTTCGTGAAATACGCATAGCTATTCGTCAGCAAAAAAAGTCTGAGCAATGGCAAACTAAAAAATACATACCACTGGCAGCCAGTTGGCTTAATCAATACCGTTGGTTAGATGACCCTGCTGAGTTAATCAGTTATTCTAAAAATACAGCAGGCACTAATAAAACCGGTGTTTCAGAAACAAAATATACTACATCCGATAAAATTATACTATGAGAACAATTGAAAAATGGAATCAAAAATGGTTTCCACACCATTTACAAAATTTAAAAACAGTTGATTTGCGTACAGCAAACATTTTAAAAAACTTAACAGTTGGCAATCCTGAAATGATTAATAGTACGTACATTTGGGGAACTGTCGGGTCGGGTAAAACTGTACTTGCCGCAAAATTACTAATGAAATGGAGTTTATATCAATTTATTAATGGTGGGACGCACCAAAAGATTATATTTCTGCCGCTAACTGATTTTATTGAAAATTTACAAAAAGAATTTTCCACCAATACAAAGATTTTGTTTGATGTTTATAAACAGGCTGATTTATTAGTTTTGGACGATATTGGTGTCCTAAAACAAACAGAATGGGTGTACCAGTCACTTTATGCTTTAGTATCTTATAGGTATAGAATGGAAAAAACAACTATTTACACATCAAACAGCAGTTTAGCACAGTTAACCGCTTATTTTGCAGATGACCGTATCACGTCACGAATTGCGGACGATTGTACTGGTAATATCATTCAGTTCAAGACGAAAACTCGTCGTAAAACATAATAAGCGATATCCCGCATTTTAAGCACATCACTATTGTAAATGATACATACATATAATTTACATTTTATCCGTTCAAATCCTGGTGAATCTATCAGCAGAAATTAAAATAATTTAATACATAAAATCAAAAACAACATGATTGAACAGCAATTAATACGTACATTAATAGTATCTACTGATTATATTGATAAGGCACGTGTATTTTGGCAGGTTGAATTACTTGAATCAGCTACAGCACAATTAATAGCTGGTTGGTGTCTTGCTTATTACGATGAGTATGGTGAGGCACCCGGTGCGAACATACATACCTTGTTTTATGCAAAATTAGAAGAAGGTTTAAACACTGATATTGCAGAAGAGATTGAACAGGATATTTTACCAAATATTCTTAATAATACAACTAAAATAAATATTAAGTACTTGGTAAGTTTGACCAAAAATTACTTTTTAGGCAAATCAGTGCTTACAAAATCTCGACAAATTGAAAACGTATTTGAAAATTCAAATACGTCAATAGCAACCCGCGCAAGAGAAGTTCAAAATATACTTGACAATATAAATAGTGATTATATTACTGAAAGTTCAGATGATATTGATTTGGCATCTCCCGAAGCACTGGTGGCGATGGAACATGCATTCTCCCGCGATGTGCAACCAGTTGTACGTTTTGCGAAGCAGCTTGGAAGTTTCTTTAACAGTCAGTTAATTCCTGGTGCACTGGTAGCATTTATGGCTCCGGAAAAACGCGGTAAAACGTTTTTGCTTTTGCAAATTGCATTACAAGCAGTACGCCAGCACAAGAATGTTGCTTTTTTTCAAGCCGGCGACATGTCACGTGCAGAGCAGCTGCGTAGAATCGCAATTAATTTGTCGGGCACGTCTGATAGTGCTGAGTATTGCTCGGCTCATTACCAATCTATACGTGATTGTATATTCAATCAGAATGATACATGTAATAAGCCCGAGCGCGAATGTACATTTGGTATTTTTCCTGATAAAGACGAAGATGACTTTAAAACGGTGACATTGGCAGAATTAATTGATGCCTTGGACGATTATCCTGAGTATAAACCTTGTTTTAACTGCCGTGCTTATAAGATAGAAAAGATGGGCACACCATATATAGCACGTATTAATGAATGTGACCCGCTTGAGGGAGCGGTTGCGGCAAATATACTGTTTAAGTACATGCAGAAAAATAAAAAGCATTTTTACATGAGTACTCACCCAAATAAAACGCTCACTACAGCTAAAATTACTAAGAAATTAGATTTATGGCAGCGGCAACATAATTTCATTCCCGATGTGATTATCACTGATTATGCTGACATTATGGTGTCGGTAGAAACTGATTATCGCCATAAACAGAATAGTATATGGCAAGATTTGCGTGCACTATCACAAATACCGCGCGATGACATTATGCCACTTGTAATTACGGCAACGCAGGCAGACGCTGGGAGTTATAAGGTTTTTACAATCACATTAGACAATTTTACCGAAGACAAACGTAAATTTGGACATGTTACGGCGATGTACGGCATAAACCAATCACCTGACGGTCGAGAAAAAGAACTGGGTATCATGCGACTTAATGAGCTTGTGATTCGTGATGGTGCTGCCAATCACCCGCAAATCACGATTTTACAGAATTTACGCAAGGGACGTGCGGTGGTTCAAAGTTTTTTTTAATTTTTTTACGCCTACAATCCACCAAAGGCGGGGGTTTTAAAAAAAAATTAAAAAATTTTTAAAAAAAAGTTTGGTAGCTATTTTAATTATCCATATATTTGTGGTGTAATTAAAACAAATAATTTATTAACAATTAAAATTTTTGAACATGAAAGTTTCTGAATTAAAACAAGTAGCAAACGAATTAAGCACTTTTTTAGAATTGGATAAACCGATTACAATTACAGGTGCAAAAAAACTTATCGAAGCCGGCATCAAAAAAGCGGCAAACCTGTTAGAAAAGGGTGATGACGAATTACCGGACGAAATTACCGAATTAAGCGCACTTGCGCAACGTTGTATTAATGAACTTACCGGCGCACCTATTGCTGCTGATAAAACTGATGAGGTATTAGCTGAAGCACCTGAGTTAAGTTTACTTGAGCAGGTAAATGCTGCTGATAGTATTGATGTTCTTAAACAAATAATACTACATGACAATACCAATGTGTTTGCAAAAGCGAAACGTGGTATTGGTTTTGCGAAAAACACCGAAAAATTACGTACTAAAATGTTAAATTGTTTGCAAACTACTGACGCAGCACAAACTACTGACGCAGCACAAACTACTGACGCAGCACAAACTACTGACGCAGCAAAAAAAGGTGTTTTAAAAACATTACAGGCTTTTGTAAAACGTGAAGCAGTCACTGGCGTGACACGCAAACAAGCATTAGCCTACTTAGTACAACAGTTTCCCGAACGTAACGAAACCAGCATGAAAAATACGGTGAATGTACAATTACCCTATAGAATAAATAAAGAGCATTTTTAACTTGAACAACTAAAAAAAGGTGTATTTACTTTAAAAAAATAAGATGAAAATTATAGTTTTAGCATTGTCAGGCGGTGTCGATAGTACGACACTGCTTGACTATTTTTGTGCGCAAGGTACATACGTACATGTTTGTTTATTTAAGTATAACTCAAAACACAATGCGCTTGAATTAACCGCTGCTCAGCAAATAGTAAAAGAATTTCAAAAACGGTACCCTGAACAAATACAAGCACACACGTTTGATTTACGTGGTGCCTTTATGAGTTCTAAAAGCTCACTTTTGCATAATTCTACTGCAATACCCGAAGGGCATTACACGGCAGAAAATATGCGTAGTACTGTGGTACCTGGCAGAAATTTAGTGTTTGCCGCATACTTAGGTAGCCTTGCTGAAAGTATCGGTGCATGTTGTGTTGCCCTTGGTGTCCACGCAGGTGACCATGCTATATACCCCGACTGCCGTCCGAGTTTTATAGAGGCATTGGATAAAACCATACAACATTCAACCGATGCTAAAGTACATGTGATTACCCCATTTCTGCATCTTACAAAAGCGGAAATAGTAGCTATTGGTTTACGCAGCAAAATTCCATACCATTTAACGCGTACTTGTTACACAAGTGAACAAATACCATGTGGGAAATGTGGTTCATGTGTTGAACGTGCAGAAGCATTCCAATTAAATGGTATTATTGAAACTTTTTAATTTTTTAGCCGTAATTTATTACGGCTTTTTCATTTACTAAAAATACTGTATGAAACAAGAAAACACACAACAAAACCAGTTGATTGTACGTTCTTTTTTGAAGGCAATCGGCGATAATCCTGACCGTGAGGGGTTGATAGGTACCCCTGAACGAGTCCAACGTTCATGGCATGAGTTATATCGCGGGTATGACCCAACACAAAAACCCAAAATAACCACTTTTAAAAATGGTGTGGATGGTGTACATAATAGTACTTTGATTACAGATTCAGGGACATTTTACTCCCAATGTGAGCACCACGTATTACCCTTTTTTGGAACATATCATTTTGGATATATCCCCCACCCGCACGGCTTAATAGTGGGTTTGTCAAAAGTTGCACGTGTGGTTGGTTTCTGTGCTGCAAGGCTACAGATACAAGAACGTCTTGGTACCGACATTATTACGTTGTTGCAAAATGCATTAACAAAAGATAACCCACCACCCATTGCTATGGTGCTTGTTTTGCGTGGACAGCATTTGTGTAAAATCATGCGTGGTGTACGTAATAATGGATACATGCAAACGATAGCTACAAGCGGCAAATTTGCAAACGCAAATAGCAAAGGACTTAACAATTTTCTAACAAATATTTAAAATGAGAAGATAAGGGGTATTATTTTATTAAATACCCCTTATTCTAATTTTAAATAAATATACTTTTATTCATGCGTATATATTTAGTTAGCAATACAATTCCCGGTGAACCACAGGATAGCATTTACGAACAGTATATGACCCGTAAACTGGTAAGCCATTTTTACAAACCAAAACTACAGTTATATGGACAAGTGGATATCTTTTACGATTCTGGTGCTTATACTGCTGCAACTAAGGGGGTAGTTATTGATATTGATGAGTATAAACTTTCATTGCAGCAGAATAGTCAATTTATTACGACTTGTTCTAATTTGGATGTTATCGGTGATGCTCAGAAATGTGCTGCTAATTATAATTATTTACACAAGCACGTGGATAATATGATACCAGTGTATCATATAGGAAGTAATTTTAAATACCTAAAACGTATGGTCAGGTTATACCCATATATAGCTATAGGTGGTATGATTACCGGTGGTGTGAACACCGCTGAGCTTGATTATATATTTAATAACTATATATTGGGTAAAGATAATAAACCAAAAGTAAAAGTACATGGTTTTGGAGTCACTGATATAAAGTTACTTGTTAGATACCCCTGGTATTCAGTAGACTCAAGTACGTGGATACTGAACGCCGCGTTTGGTAGAGTATTGATTCCCGCGCGCACTAAATATGGTTTTGATTACACAAATTTTGTTAAACTGTACGTTGGGAATAAAGATTGTCTTTTTGAAGATAGTTTATTGCACAAGCATTTGTTACTGTACTTGTCCACAATAGGAATACCTTTTGGTGAAACTGAATACATACCAAAACGTGATAAAGGTTTATTTGCCTACGACCCGCACGTAATAACACCAGGTATCTCCAATGATTACAGATACCGTTGGGCTGCTAATATTATATATTATAATAAATTAGAACATCAAATCAATAAAACAAACTTCTATGGAAATAGTTAAAAACAAACTGGAGCAGGCACTTAATATAGTTAAGTATGGGCTTGCATTAAACGAAATTATACCATTTTCTACGTGGTATAATTTTACACAAGGTGCATTAATTACGTACAATGATAAGGTGGCGGTTACCGTACCTATTGGTTTATCTTTAGAAGGTAGTGTGCCGTCTAAAGTGCTTGTTGAATTTTTAAAACGGTGTACAGGTGATGTAGTCAAACTATCCTTGTCCGACAATGAGCAGCAAATCACTTTAAAAGTAAAACGAAGTCGTGCAACACTCCCATTCTCAAAGGGGATTACATTACCCCTTGAAGACTTGCAAGTTAAACATGTTTGGAAAAAGGTACCGTCAGATTTTTACGCAGCTTTAAAATTCGCAAAACCAGCAATAGCAACCAATGATACAATGGGTACTGTGTGTTATGCAAACATAAGACAAAACGAAATACAAACCACCGATACTTTCACACTTATATCACATAAAATTGAAAGTAATCCGGTACATGGTTATTTATTACACCGTAATTCTGTAGGTATTTTATTACAGGAGAAGCCAAAGTATGTAGCCGCCATACAAAATGGTTGGATTTTCTTTAAAACCGCGAGCGATGTAGTGTTTTCTTTTCGTATTCTTGATACTAAATGGGTGGATGCTGCACCATACTTACGCGCGGGTACCCCTGTATTTACCTTAAAATTACCAGAAGATATGAGTGCCGTAGTGCAGAGAGCTATGCCATTTATAGAACCGACTGACCGTATAAATGTTAGTTTAAAAGGACGTGCTATAAACGTATCCGTGCAATCTACACATGGTGCGTTTACGGAACGTCTTAGAAGTGAGATACCTGGTGATATGCAGATAAGTACAATGCCCGAGCATTTGTTACAGATTATTAAAGATGCAGAGGTTCTTATTGTAGAACAGAGATTATTACGCGTAGAAACTGACCGGTACATTATGGTAACAGTTTTACATGATACACAGACTGATGAGTAATTCTTTATTTACCGTACAGAAGAATAGACATGGTAATAAACCACTTACATGCACTGCATGTGGTTTATATCGTGGAAAACGACATGCAAAACTTACCGCCAGTGGAGGTTTTGCAAAAGGTATCCTAAACATAGGATTTGCACCAACACCACAAGACGATGCCACTAAAACGCACTGGCGTGGGTCGGAGGGACGGTATTTAAAAACGTTGTATAAGTCTTTGGGTATTGATTTGGAAAAAGATTGCTTAAACATGTATGCGGTTAACTGTGCTACTACAACGGTATCTAAATATCAAATTGATTGCTGTCGTAGTATGGTGATTAATTTGATTAAAGAACAAAAACCGCGTGTTGTTGTTTTATTTGGTGCAGAGGCATTATACTCCGTTATTGGTGACCGTTGGCAGAAAAATTTGGGAGGTATTGATAAATGGAGGGGTTTTGTGATACCTGATTTGGAATTACAAACATACATAGTACCAACGTATCGTCCGTTGTTTTGCGCATCTTATAAAACAGATACGATGCAACTTTTCTTAAAGAAAGACTTACAAACAGCTATCACGACTATCCCCCTACCACGCCCACAGAAAATACCGGAGAAAATTATTTATTTAGACTCCGATTTGTCAGAGTTGAATAAAATAAAATCAGGCTACGTTGTTATTGATTTTGAAACAACGGGAAAGAAGCCGCATGCAAGTGGGCATCGTATAGTTTCTGTGAGTGTTGCCATTTCAGAAGAAACTGTTTACAGTTTTCTTTTACCAAAAACAAAAGCGGCACGTGCACCATTTATACGTCTGTTACATGATAGACGTATCCGTCTCATTGCACATAATGTAAAGTTTGAGGACAACTGGGTGAATGTACGCCTCCGCACACATGTAAGTAATTGGTTTTGGGACACTATGCTTACCGCACATACTATTGATAATCGACCCGGAATAACAGGGTTGAAATTCCAAACTTATGTACATTTGGGTATTATCGGATATGAAAGTACTGTAAGTCCTTACCTACGCAGTTCTGGTGGTTCCAATAGTTTGAATACTGTTCTAAATTTGATACGTACTAAGAAGGGTGTACATGATTTACTATATTATGGCGCACGAGATTCTTTGTACACATTTCGCTTATTCAAGAAACAAATGCATATACTTACGCAACCTCCCGCACGTGGTAATATATTTGAACCCAATATTAAGTGGGCTAATAGGTTCTTTTTGCGTGGTACCCTTGCGTTTGCAAAGGCGGAACGTGTGGGATTACGTATTGATAGTAAGTATATTAATAATGCAAAGACATTGCTTACACTGCGAATTACCGATTTAGAACGTGAGTTTAAGAATACTGTCTTTTTTAAGGACTGGCAAAAAACATCAATAAAACCCGTTAATGTAAATAGTAATAAGTCACTGGCAAATTATCTTTATAAAATCAAAAAGATAAAACCATTGAAAATCACAGCCAGTGGACAGGGTTCCACTGATAATGAGGCACTGACTCTGCTAAAAATACCTGAATTACAATTATTATTAGAACGCTCGAAGTTGGAAAAAGTACGTGATACTTATCTTACCGCGTTTGAGCGTGAACAAGTGCGCGGGAGAATGCATCCGAGTTTCAACTTACATTTAGTACGCACATACCGTAGTTCGAGCGCAGACCCTAATTTCCAAAACATACCAAAACGCGATAAAGATAGCATGCGTATTGTACGTAGTGCGATTTATCCGCGTGAGGGTAATCAACTTTTAGAAATGGATTTTAGCGGCATTGAAGTTGGTGTATCCTGTACCTACCATAAAGACGCTAACATGATAAAGTACGTTGTAGATTCCACAACAGATATGCATGGCGACATGGCGCAAGAAATTTTTAAAGTTAAGAATTTTAACCGTAATGTGCCTACGCATAATGTTCTACGTGGTGCTGCAAAAGGTGGCTTTGTTTTTCCGCAGTTCTATGGTGATTACTATAAGAATTGTGCAAAGAATATAGCAACTACGCACCTATCACTACCACAGCGTAAATGGCGTGTTACTGACGGAATACCGTTTGAGAACGGTACAATTGCAGAGCATTTAATTGCGCAGGGTCTTGGTAGCTACGCGTTGTTTGAGAAACACTTACAACGTATAGAGAAAGATTTTTGGGGTCGGCGTTTTGTAGAGTATGCCGCTTGGAAAGACCGTATATTTTCTACATACCAACGTTATGGTTATGTACCAACTCATGTTGGTTTCGTTGTACAAGGATTAATGACCAAAAAGGATGTGACCAACTACCCGGTACAAGGTAGCGCATTTCATTGTCTCTTATGGTTATTCATTGAATTAACAGCCTACTTTGAGAAGCATAATTTTAAGACGCGTATCGTGGGACAAATCCACGATGCAATAGTCTTTGATGTTGCACCCAAAGAACTGTATAATGTTTATAATATAGTGCAGAATTATGCTACAAAGAAGCTCCCTAAGGCATTTAAATGGATAAACGTTCCAATGTCTATTGATGCAGAGTTGTGCCCTATAAATGGCTCTTATGCTGATAAAACGGCATGGACACCGGATGATTTACCTTTTTAAGTTTTCTTTAAAATAATTTAAAAAAAGCTTTTTTAGTATAAAATAAAAAATTAACTTTGAATAAAATTTGAAATTTATGAGTTTATATACGAGATATCGCCCATCGACATTTGGGCAAATAGTTGGGAATAATACTATTGTTACCAGTTTAGGTAAGATGTTGGGAAAACCAGAAACATGCGTACATTCGTTTATGTTTACTGGGGAAACCGGTTGTGGTAAGACTACATTTGCGCGTTTAATTGCAAGTGAGTTGAGTATTACAGGTACAGATGTACAAGAGATAGACGCTGCATATCTTACTGGGGTTGATGCCGTCCGAGCAGTGGTACAAACTGCGGAGTACAAACCAATACACGGTACATATCGGTTGTTTATTTTTGATGAGATGCATCAGTTAAGTACCGCCGCACAAAATGCCTTGCTAAAGACATTAGAAGACCCACCGAAACACGCCTTTTTTGTATTGTGTACCACAGACCCGCAGAAGGTTTTAAAAACTGTAAAAAACCGATGTTCCATATTTGAGGTCAGTTTACTCACTGATAGTGAAATGACTGTACTAATACGTAGAACCGCACGTAAGGAACATGTGCGGTTGGATAAGCAAGTTGTTTCTATGATTGTTAAAGAATCTGCGGGACACCCGCGCAATGGTTTACAGATACTTGAACAGGTATTAGCCGTAGAACCAGAATTACAGTTGGAAACTGCAAAACAAAGTCAAGTGATACAGTCGCAAAGTGTTGAATTATGTCGGTTGTTATTAAAGAATAGCTCTTGGCAGCAAGTTAGTACCGTACTGCGCGGGCTGACTAAACAAAACGCAGAAAGTATCCGTAGGCATATAATTGGGTACATGAATGCGGTTCTTTTGAAAACTAATAACAAAAAAGCTGCAATAATTTTGGACGAATTTATGGAACCAAATTTCACAAACGGCTTTCCACAACTCACTCTGAGTTGTTACAATGTAGTATTTTCTAATTAAAATAATTTTTAACTAAAACAAAGTAAAATGGAATTAAATTACCAACATGACGTTCAAATAGACCCAAATGGTTTAGATTTAGCGTGGCTGAATCAGGCTAAACTCGCGATAGATTATGGGAACTATTATGCCAAATGTTTGGCAGCAGAAAGACAAGCGGAACAGAATGTTAAGCTTGTGCGGTCGGAGTTGCAAAGTGCGGCATTAGCCGACCCCTCATTATGTAGCGGGGGAAAAGCTACTGCAATAGCAGTAGAGGCGTATTACAGGACACATCCACGTCATGTAGCTGCCAAAGAGGAGTATCTGCGTACACATGCTGAGTTAGTAACTGCGGAAATCGCTAAACGTGAAATAGCAGTTTCGCGAAAAGCGGCATTACAAAATTTGGTAACTCTACATGGACAGCAATACTTTGCATCTCCGAGCATACCACGTGACTTAACCCGCACTGAAGTGGAACAACAAGTGGGGGTAGAAACAAATCGCCGTATGGCTCGGAGGACGCGGCGAACAAAATAGTAATAACAATTAAAATTTTAAAAAAAATGGCACGAAGAAAAAAAAGTAAATTTCGGGGTAAAGTAACCTCGAATGTAAAAAAGCAGGAGCAAGCAGCCAATTTTGGCTACAAAAACCTGCCAAAAGGTGTGGAAGTATATACACCAACACCCGGTGCACGTGAGAAAATTGATATACTACCGTATGTTGTGCAAGTGGATAATCACCCTGACCGGGATGAGGAGTATGGTGTGGCAATTAAAGACGAAGAATGGTATAAACTACCGTTCAGAGTTCACCGCAATGTAGGTGCTGAGGAAGATACCGTCATTTGTTTGCAAAGTTTCGGTAAAAAATGTCCCATTTGTGAGCATAAGAAATTACGTGCACGGGAGGGTGCATCAAAAGAAGAATTAAAAACGTACAATGCCAGTGCACGTAATTTATATTGGGTGATTCCGCGTGGCGTTCGTGGCACTCCCGAAGTACCGCACCTTTTTGATATGAGCCGATATTTATTTCAAAACCTGCTTAACGCGGAGGTTTTGGAAAACGAGGAATTTGAGGCATTTCCAGATGCTGAGGCAGGATACACTCTTAAAGTACGTTGGACAAAAGAGGCTTTTATGGGGAACACTTATGCGGAGGCTGGTAGAATCGACTTTACACCACGTGCAGCTATTGATGCTGGTATTTTGGAGGAACTGACCGATTTGAGTTCTATTCTTATTGAATTAAGTTTAAAAGAATTGTACGAAAAATTCTTTGAGACAGCCGACATGAGTACAGACGATGACGATGACGTTGATGCTGGTTATTCTAACGAAGATGAAACCCCACGTAAAGCAAAACAAGTTAAAGCAAAACAAGTTAAAGCAAAACCTGAATCTAATGAAAGTGATTTAACAGTTGAGGACATCAATGACATGGATGAAGACGAGTTGTTTGATGTGATTGATGCTAAAAATTTGGATGTAAATGAAGATGTTGAAAGCGTGGAATTATTACGTATTGAAGTGATTAATGCTCTAAAACTAACCGAACCCGAACCCGAACCAAAACCAAAACCAAAAC